GGATACTGTACCCCGATTACCGGAACGTTATTATTTGTGACAGTCGCAGTTGCGTTCCATACGCAAATACCGTTCGGAATGTTACCATTAACCCACATTGTGTAAGTGTTACCTATTGGTACAGTAAAGCTTACCGTATTAGCGCCAGCTGATAATGTCCAAGACCCTGTAGTACCAGTATAACCTGTCCCAGAATATCCAGAATAACCTGACATCGAAGGTGCTTGACCTGCAATTACTTCAATATCAAACCAGGGATATGAACCAGCAGCTGTAAAATCTGAGTTGTTTCCAAGTTGAGATAAAGAGCCGGTAGAAATACTTGCTAAACGGAAAGTGACGTCAGTATTAACATTAGGAGTAAAAATATGTTCTGCTACACTTGGGTTAGCAGAATTTGCTGGACTGTCTTGAACATTATAGCCAGCTTGTATACTACCAATATAACCACTTGTAGTGTTATTATACCAACCGAAAGCAGGACGAGCTGAACTCCCTACCCAAGTTGGTACCGAGGCTATTAGTCTATAAGTTTTGTTTGCCTCTAATGTTATAACACCATTAGCGTTATTTAAAGTAATATCAGAACCGTAACTAGTATCGGTTTGATTAAAATATATTACTCCACCTGCGCTCAAGCCAGATACTTGAGTAGTACTACGAGAGCCTCGTGCGAAGCTTGCAGTTACTCCTAAACCAGAGTTACCTGAGTAACCAGAAATACCCGAGTAACCGCTTGTACCTATACCACTATAACCGGACCATCCACTGGTACCAGAGTAACCGCTAATGCCAGAGTAGCCGGAGTAACCAGAAAGACCTAAACCAGAATAACCGCTTACCCCGCTACCACTATAACCAGACCAACCGCTAATGCCAGAATAACCGCTTGTGCTGTCTCCACTATAACCAGACTTACCGCTGTAGCCAGAAGAACCGTCCACACCGTAATGGCCTGAATAACCAGAGTAACCAGACGCTGCAATAGCTCCGCCACTAAGTTGATACGAACCAGTAACATTAACAATACCGTTAATAGTTATAGTACCATTAGCTTCTTGTATTATACTATTACCTAAAGAATGATTACCAGTCCATAGAGCTAGATAACCACTAAAGCCGTTATTAGTACTACCGATTAATACTCCAGGGTACTCAACTACAATACCAGTAGTTGTACTAGTACCAATGAGTACTGGTTTAATTACTTGACCGCTTAATTCTGGCGCAGTAGTAGTAAGACCACCTGCAACTGATTCAGAAAGATAATAATATGCTGCATCTACTATACCAGTTAAGTTAGAAATTGCTCCGTTAATAACTATAGTAAATTGGGTTGCGTTAGCATCTTGAATGACGCCAATCGCTTCAGCAGTCTCAACTGCATCAGCACGCGCTAAAGCATACCCGCCTGAAGTTTTATATATTACTTGACCTGGAGTAAAGCTATTATTATATGTAATGGTTTGAAGTAGTGGCGCATTTAAACCACTATAACCACTAAAGCCAGAAACCCCGGAACCAGAATAACCACTTACCCCGCTACCGCTATAACCAGATACACCACTATAACCAGATGCACCAATTTCTCCGCTAAAGCCTGAATAGCCTGATGCTGCAGCTTGACCGGCAGGTCCACTATAACCGGAGTAACCTGAATAACCTATTTCACCAGAATAACCCGATGAACCTATTACACCGGAGTAACCCGAGGAACCATCTATACCAGAGTAACCGGAGTAACCAGATGTACCATCAGCGCCGGAGTAACCTGATGCCCCTGCTCCACCAGAATAACCTGAATAACCAGATGTACCAGCGCCTCCACCGCCACCAGAAAATAATGCAAGATCTGAATCTGTAGTGCCAGTATAGTACCAATATTTGTAAGGTACTCCGGCAATAATAAGACGAACCTCTAAAGATTTAAATCTTACCCCAGCAGGTATTGAGATATTTGCAGCTGAAAGAGCAGCAACTTCTGTTGCACCTGTATACGGACCTGACCATGTATCTACTGGTACTGGGTTAACTGGCTGTACGCCGTATGGAATTTGTAGACCGGGAGTGAGTGCCATGTTAAAGTAAAGTTATGTTATGTAAAGTAACAGTTAAATCTATGTCGAGGGCTATATGGGGTTGCGTTAGTCATAGTCCATACATAATATAAATCGGTTCCGCCCCAACCGTTAGTTACGTTAACTGATGTGGGTTGACCGGCTTTTATAAATTGATCAGTAATATCTAAATTAAATGCGTCTGTGTCTATTACTTGATCAAGGGTATGAGTAGCAGGTATTGCTATCGAGAAGTTAATAAACGTAGTGCCGGTATTTAATACGAATGGATTTGCACCAGTTACTAATGTAGCGCTCATTGCTACCACATCAGCTGATGTAGCCGGAGCGGCGGCTACCGGTCCACGATATATATATGTAGGCACCGGAGTTGGTGTCGGGGTAGGGGTAATTGTCGGCGTCGGGGTCGGAGTGACCGTAGGAGTCGGCGTAATCGTCGGTGTGGGCGTAATCGTGGGGGTCGGTGTCGGAGTACGAGTGACTGTTGGGGTCGGAGTCGGGGTCGGGGTCGGAGTGACCGTAGGAGTCGGCGTAATCGTCGGTGTGGGCGTAATCGTGGGGGTCGGGGTCGGTGTCGGGGTAAGTGTAACCGTTGGTGTCGGGGTAATCGTTGGCGTCGGGGTCGGAGTCGGGGTAACGGTCGGTGTCGGCGTGATCGTTGGGGTCGGCGTGATCGTCGGTGTTGGTGTTGGGGTAGTATTATCTATAGCTAATCGAATAACCTCCTGTACTGTAAGTCCAATAGCGGATATAATTTGACCGTTTGTAAACCGACCGAACGAGTCCCCAGCTGCTAATCTAACTGTTAAATTATCAGGGAATACGTAACTATCTCCGCCCGAGCCTGAAAAACCTGACAGACCAGCTACACCAGAATAACCAGAATAACCTGATCCGGCGACGCTGCCTGCTAAGCCACTATAACCAGAATAACCTGATGTACCATCTTGACCGTAATAGCCAGACGCTCCAGAGTAGCCTGAAATACCAGAATAACCTGATGCCCCGTCTTGACCGTAATAGCCAGATGCTCCACTATAACCAGAATAACCTGAGCCCGCGGCGCTGCCTGCTAAGCCACTATAACCAGAATAGCCTGATGCGCCTGTCCCGCCAGAATAGCCTGATGTGCCTTCCCCGCCAGAGTAACCAGAGCTACCGGCAAGGCCAGAGTAACCAGAGCTACCGGCAAGGCCAGAGTAACCAGAGTAACCAGAACCACTATAACCACTAATGCCTGAATAACCAGATGCCCCATCTTGACCGTAATAGCCAGATGCGCCTGAGTAGCCAGACGTACCGGAATAACCCGAAGCGCCGGAATAACCCGAAAGACCGGAATAACCAGAATAGCCTGAATCCCCTCTTAATTGTCCGACGTCGACCCAGGTAGTACTAACCTTGACCCACAAGTGACCGGTATCTTCAGCGACAACACCATTACCGTTAGTTGCAGACGGGAATGCTGCGTTTAAAGTTGTTTGGGCATCTCCACCTATAGTGGGTACTGTACCGATAATAGTAACTGAAGAGCCATCTCTACCACTATAACCAGAGTAACCTGATATACCTAAACCACTATAACCTGATGAACCTATAGCGCCAGAAAAACCAGAAGTACCTATAGCGCCAGAATAGCCTGATATACCAGATCCAGAATAACCAGATATACCGCTATAACCAGAAGTGCCTTCAGTCCCGGAGTAGCCTGACGACCCTATTACACCAGAATAACCTGACGAGCCTGCTTCTCCAGAGTAACCAGAAGTACCTACTGCGCCAGAATAGCCAGATGTACCTATTCCAGAATAACCAGATATACCGCTATACCCGGAAACCCCTGAGCCACTATAACCGGAATAGCCTGAAACCCCAGCGCTACCTGAGTAACCAGAGTAACCAGATGCTACCGCCGACCCCGGTATACCACTATAACCGGAATAACCTGAAGCTCCATCTTGACCAAAATACCCTGCTGCAGAAAGAGCAGAGAGGGTAGTACTATAAGAAGTGTACGAGCCGTCGTTATTATTTCTTTCTAGAAATATTAAATCTCCCGACAGAGGCGGAACCTGAGGAAGCTCGTGCGGGAAAATTAAATTAAATTCGTCGGCCATTGTTGTAGATAGTTATTACTTATAATTAGCAAGCTGCTGAAGATGGTAGTATTAATAAAGAACTTAAAGCAGGGTTACTTGAAGATAAACTAATACCAAGTAATGCAAGTTGAGCTAAATTAGCATCTTGTATACGAGTTGATTCTGGCGCTATATAATTATTAGGGCTCTTAACCACTACATAAGTTGCTGGAGTTGCAGATGCACCTAAAGACCCAGTTAAGGCACCTTGACCGTTAGTAACGCCTATTAAGTTGACGAGAGTGTTATTATCATCGTAATCTCCATATACACTAGTATTAGATTGAGTGTTTTCTTTATAGTTAAATACCTCAGTGGAATCCTTATCAACAAATTGGGTATATGCTTTATTCTCAAGTATCTTGGGTAGGTTATTAAGATAACCATCTGCTTTATTATCGTATACTTGCTTCATGAGAGCTTCACGAGGTGCATCCAATTCAAAGTTATAATCAAAGCGTTTCGCCTTTATCATCCACACATAATGTCCAAACAACTGATTATTTTCTCCACCCATTTCATCTACCCGCTCGGTAATTTCAAACACTCTACCATTTCTACCTCCAGGACGTAAGGAGCCGTATTCAGACAGTTTAATTAAATCCCCAGCTTTCGGTTCATAATTTGAAGCTGATAGTACCCCGCTCATTGCGGTAACTGTTGAATAAAAAGTATCAATAGGTATAATTGCAGTTAAATCTGCTTCTCCTTGCAAACCGAATTTACTCAATACAACATTATCATTACTCAATGTTAATGCCATTATAAGCGGGAATGGTATAGAGTATCTTACTAAAGGCTGCTCCCCGTAAAGGTAATCGTGTGCAGAAAGATTGTATCCATTTATATAATAGTCTACTTGTTGACCGTATTGACCAATTTGTTCTTTCCACCAATTATTCCAAAGCTGTCTTTCCGAGGCGGTTGAATCAACACTTAAATATCTAACCCCGCTAGTTCCATACGTACAGTTAGTACCACCACTTAAAGTGTCTCCAATTTCATTAGTACCTGGAACTACATACGGCCCGGTATCAACACAATATTTAGATAAGTAACTAGCCATCAAAAATATTTACTATAACCTGTAGAAATAAAGGTAGATATACTAAATAATATTGTAAATGAAGATTAAATCATTATCTGACCTCGGCAACATCTATGCTGGTATCGCATCTTCCGCTGAAGAAATTCCGACATCTGTTGTAACGGAAAAATCAGAACAGATTTTGAATACCGACGTAAGTCAGTACTTAAAAGAAGAAAAGCAAGTAAAGCCTAATAGTCCGTTAGGTGGCGGTCCTGGTACTAAGGGTGATATATCCCCTTTAATGAAAAAGACCGGACCAGAAGGCCTCAAAGGTAATAATTTTCAAAAAGTAAGCAAGGTTCAAGATCCGGCATCTGATCCAAAAGAGATGAAAGATCAAGAAGAAGATAAAGAATCTGCTGAAGATAAGAAAAACGCTCACGAAGCGGAGACTGCAGAGAATACAACTTCCCAAGAAAAAGTACGGGAATCTGCACAAGAGAATAATAAGTATAATTACAAACCAAAATTTACCATGTCCAAACCAAAATTCGATCAACTATACGAGGAAGCAATCAAGAGTATTCCTTTCAACGAAGAAGCAGACGGTATGTATGAAGCTGACGCCATGAGTGCTGATGCCGGCGTAGCTTCTGCTGATGATGCTGCTGCTGATGCTCCAGAAATGGGTTCAGAAGAAGAGTCCCAAGATGTAACAATTACACTTCCAAAAGAATTAGCTCAAAAGCTCCATGACCTATTAATGTCCAGCCTCGGCGTTTCAGTCGATGGCGGTGAAGGTGAAGAAACTATGGGTGAAGAAGACATGGGTGAAGCACCAGTAGGTGAAGCCGTTTCACAGCCAGAGCCAAAAGAAGAGAAAGGCAATAATGCTGCTCTTCAAGGCAAGAATAATAAAGTCGGCGATCTCCACAAAGCTGGTGGTACTGCAGAAAAAGGTTCTTTAAAGAGCCAACCAGAGCCAAAAGAAGAAAAAGGCAACAATGCTTCTCTTCAAGGCAAGAATAATAAAGTAGGTTCAGGTACCGTTGCTACTGCTGGTAAGAAAATGTTCGAGTAAGAACAGATCAAGTTTTAAAACCAAACCCGCTATTAACTTAGCGGGTTTTTTATTGGATTAAAATAAGAAGCCGCCTCGAGCACCCGCAGAGCTATTATTCATAGGCTTCCAGCCCTGAGCAAGCATTTCATCCATATCAGAATTACCTGAACCTTTATTACCACCAGTTATGAAGGAAGGATTACGATTACTCTCAGCAGGTACCTTGCCCTTACCATATCTATTATATAGATCTTGTTGACTTGGTAAACGAGACTCACTAACTTCATAAGGGTCCCAATTGTGGGGTACTACCTTAAGAGGCTTACCATTACCGTCTCGCTCAAGTACTTCATAAAACTGCTCTATTACTTTAGTATCAAGAGCAAATAATGCCCAGATTAAAGCTTCTACTCTATCATCGAGGTAACGGTCAGATTGTTTTTTCCATACGCCATTAGCTTGACGTACATAAGTTTTAAATTCTTGTATAGTTTCTTTATCAGTAAGCTTTAAGCATCTTAAGGTACCCATCCAATATCTAAGATTGGACATAGCATTGAACTTACTATTGGTATGAGAATATACTCCCATACGGTTATCCTTTTCTACCTTATCAGTAAAGGTACCCATACTTGGAGTATACTTTACAATACTCTCATAATGGTGAGTGTGTACTAGTGCATCTATTACTTGAGCACCACAATTATTACGCTCTACCAGTAAAGGCGGCCGGCCCCATTCATGGGCTACTTCTACGAGCTTCCCTGCAAAGTTAAAAGGGTCTAGCTTGTTATTAGCGTACACGGCTACCTGTTCTATAGCGGTTAAATCCGTTATATCCAGTACTTGTATTGTGGAGTTAGCTCTCTGTATGCCTTCACCGACGTCAACCCCTATTGTATAGAAGTGTCTTTCTTTTCTTTCCTTTAAAATAAGATAGCATCCGTCTTCACTTACAAGTACAGGCTCCGGAGCAGTCTTTTCAAACTCTTCCATTTGATCTTTGTCGAGAGCGTTCTCCCCTGCTGATCTAAAAGAGTTACCGTACTCCTGGTCAAATGCTTCTATGGAGCCTAAAGCTTTAGCGGTCATATCGCGCCATTTTTCATCTCGGCCGGGTACCTCCCACCAGTCAACTCTTTCATTATGCCAACCATTACCTCCATCTAATGAGTCTGTATAAATGTTATAAAAGAGATTACCTACCCCATTAGGAGTAGATAACATAAAGATCTTAGACTTCTTAGAGGACGAAATAACCGGGAATACCGATTCCCAAAAGTCATTCATAAACTCTGCTGGAATGAATGCTGCTTCGTCAATGAGTAGACAGTTAATAGACTCACCTCTGGCTGCATCTGATGTCGTCGTACTGATACCGATTGAAGAGCCGTTGGCTAGTTCCATACCAGTCTTGGCGTAGTTAACGATACCCGGCTTTAAAAAGTTAGGTAACATCTCATACGCCAAACGAATACGTTTAAAGATATTAATAGCCGTACCTTCTTTATTAGCGATAAGAAGCACTCTGTAATCGTCTTGAAAGCATACCATCCAGAGAGCAAAGATAGTTAAGATAGTAGTCTTACCAATCTGTCTAGAAGCAAGTACTACATTGAATCTATTCTCTACGAGAGACTTTAATATACGCTTTTGATAGGTATAAAGCTTAATAGGCTGCTTACCTTCATCTAAATTTACAATATAAAAGAAACGAGAGAAATGTAAGATAGACTTGCGAGCGCGTTCAAGATCTTCCACCATCTCTGGTGTCCAGTCGAAATTGGTCTCCGGTACCGGTAAGTTTTTATTACCGAGGTAGAACGTTTGCTCTTTAGGCTTAGGCATTTATTATTGTTGTACCGGTTGCTCTTCAGCAGGACTGTCGGTAGTTTCAGCAGTTCTAGGTAAAACTTTTAATTTACTACGTGTGATGCTATCTATTCTTAATAATATTTCGAGGTGGTTCTGGCCAGCATATGAATAACCTTCATTGCTTACTACAAACACTCCTTCGTGAGGAAAAATACTCATTAGTACTTGTTTACTTTCTCTAGAGCCAGGAACAAAATAGTTTTGAACTTTTTCAGCGAATGTTTGTTGAGATGCAAATACCGGGTTTTGGCTAGCTATTAAAAGAAAGTCACTAAACACCTCATTATTAGCTTCTACTATCGCCTCAGCATTCATTTGCTGTTTACGCTGTATATAGTTCTTTATAAGATTATCAATAATTCTTGCGTCCGTATCGTTTACTTTATATAGATCTTTTAAGAAATAAGTAGAATCAGCTACATCTTTACTAACAATATTATACTCGGGGTTGTTTAAAATTTCTGGAGTAAAGTATTGAGGTATTTTATAAAGTTTCGGTATATGGGAATGCGGCCTTCTTATATCATTTATTATACAACCTCGAGAAAGTTCTCCGCGTTGACCGGCCTGTTTTTCAAAATAATTATAACCGAGTTTAAATATGGTTTCAAGTTCTCCGGTTTTATCTAATATTTGTTTATGTTCAGGCGCCAAAATGCTATATACTTTATATAGGCTCAAAAAATTTATTCTAACATCTCGTTGTAAATTTGCCGCAAATTCTGTAGAGTTTGCTCCGACCTGTACTGACTTGGTGTTACTTGCTTGCTTAACTTCGTAGAGCTTTCCTGTATACTTATTTTTTATATCTACCCGGTTACCCTCTTCGTGTTTTATACCCTGTATAGCGTCTTTGGCAACAATCTGTTCGTTTTTATTAAAATCTTCCGTATTAGATGATTGAACTAATACCATACTAACCGACAGCTCTCCTGGTCCCGCTATACCTTTACCTGCTTTTTTTGCACTATCATAATATTTTCCAGTATAGCTAGGCCACGGAGTAATTTCGCTTATAACAAGTTCTTTATTAAAAGCAGATACCGGCCGCGATGCTTCGATGGCTTGACGTGTGGCGATATTTTTTTCTCTTTCTGCAGCTTCAGCGTCGCGTTGCTCCTCAGGTGTTAAGAAGCGTGCCTCATAAACGTCTTTAAGTGTTTTACGCAAAACAGGCTCATCCTTACCTTCATATAGGCTAACAAGCGTCTTCTTACGGGCATGTGGTTTTTTATTTATAACCCCTTTGTATGTTTCGAGTAACTTATGAGATATACCAGACATTGTTTATATTTACTTTAAAACTCTATTAATATAGGTAAGTATAGGTTAAATGCCCACGATCAAGCTTACGGACCTAGCACCCGGTAACCAAGCTGAAATATGCGGTATGCCTGCGCAGCCGGATTTATCGATGCGTTTAAATGAGCTAGGGTTAAAGATTGGGAGTGCCATTATGTGTGAAGATAGAAAACAAATTTATAGGTTTAATTCTAGCAAATTTATAATTAATGCGCCTGTAACCGATCAGATCCTAGTGGACAATCTTAAACAGGCATCACTCTTTACCAATTCACTTTCAAGTAGAGAGTAGCTGCTTTATTTTTAAAAGCCAGCTTTTGGCTATCTGCCATATCGGCTTCTCAACAGGCCTCTCTTTACATTTACAATTACCACAATTGCAGGACATGCTAATATTTATGTTGAATTCCTAAAATTATATACTATTATTAACGAACTACTATGGCAAAGAAAATTAAAACCAAGAAACGGGGCAGTTTTATTCTTAAATTCCAAAACGGTAAGAAGCTTAAATTCCGTACCGCAGAAGCTTTCTCACACGTTAATGAAGTTCTTTCTCGAGGGCGCTTTATCAATAGCGGGGAGATGTATGCAGCTGCTAAACAATGCGCTAATGGGTTTGAATATGTTTCTCCAGAAGACATGGCTCCCGGTCGCAAACGTAAAGACCTAGAAAAGCGCCT